CACGCTCGCATAAAAGAGATTCGTGAAGAGTTTAAAAATAAGCGCGATGAAGTCATCGACGGAAACGACCCAAAACCATAATTTTATGAATAAATATATTAAACTAATTATTGTAGCAGCTTTGCTGCTAGGAGGTGTTAGTATCGCTCAAGCCGACCATCGCGGTGGTCACAGCAAAACTAACAGAGTGGACAAAGTTAAAGTCAAGCCAGCGCCTAAGAAAGCTAACCCAGCAGAAGTTAGAAAGAAGAGGCACGCTCTTGCTGCCAAGAAAATCAAAGATGGCGTCAAGGCTGGTAAGATTACAGAAAAGCAAGCCAAGGAGAAGCTAGCAGCCCTAAGAAAGAGTTATGTTTCAGGGGCTAAGGGATCAAGTCGTAGACCTTCACGCGAAGACCTCGTTAAGAAGTTCGATAAGAACAAAGACGGTAAGCTAGACGAGAAGGAAAGAGCAGTAGCTCGTAAGGCTACCACAGAGTGGAGAAAGAAAGCGGCCGCTAAACGCCCTTCGGCTGAAGGTCGCAAAAAGGGCCGGAGGTCTGGTTCAGACAAAGGTAGGCGTTCAAGGTCTGGAGGGGGAGACCGCCGGAAGAGGCCTGCATGAAAGGGTGAGAACCTTGTTGTACAATATCATCGACCGTATTATATTCCATCTCGGATAGCTGATAGAGCTACAAAATCTATCCCTGAGATAAACTGGGAATTACAAATACCCAGAAGTAAGGTCGGTACAGTTATAATAAGGCGACCTGAGTCACGTGGTGGTGATATTATAATAAGGTGATTGAAAAGAAAAAGCCCCGCGTAAGCGGGGCTTTTTTGTTACTCACATATCGTGAGGATCTACCGGGGGGAAAACGGGGTCACCGCTAGGATAAGGGAAAGTAGTATCCCTAATTGGTGATTCTAGGCGAGAATGAATTTGAGCAGATAATTGATGACACCAACATAATCCTGAAGCATACTCATTAGCAAGACCGCTAATATTGCCCATTACATATTCAGGGGTAAGACAAATAGCATAACCCGACGCTCCCGTTACGCCGCTTGCAGGGTAATCGGGAATAGGGTCTGTCCACCCCATAAAACCAGTAGTGCCATCTATGTATGAACCTTCTAAGATCGGGTTAGATTGTTCGTCTACCCCGGAAAATTGACAGCTCATTCCAATTACCAACGACGACATGCCAGTCTTGTTGCTATTATTGTAGAAGGGTTCTAGTCTGGTGAAGAGGTAAGTATAATCTCCTGAAATATGGCTCATCTTTTTATTATAGGGCTATAAAGGGTTTTATCAACTACCACCGGGGTTTTTACTGTTGCGTCCACTTTTTGTTTCTTGTGCACTGTGACGGGCAATCTCCACTTCTATTAACCGAAGGCGGACTTCTATTTGGTTTATATCTCCGCTATTGCCAGTGATAGCTTGTTGGAGAACGGTCATTTCGGTAATTTTTTTGTCCATTTGAATAAGCTTGTCATGAACTTTGTCAAATTCCACCTTGCTCGGAAATAAAGTTTGAAGATACGCTAAAAGAGCTAAACCAAGTATGGGGGCTATTTTTAAAAAAGTATCTAAGTCCGTGAACCCCACCTTGGACGCTTCTTCTTTGCTTGTTGTCATGTGTTACAATAGTCTACACTTATTTTTGGTTTTCCCCATTCAAATTTTTTTAATTTAAACTCTCCTTCCAGAGTTTCTACAATATAAGTGCATGATTTTATCCAATCCCCACAGTTAAGGTATTCTATTTGATTAGGTGGCGTGGAGTGTTCGGGGCGGTGTGAGTGTCCGCATATTACCCCTTGACATTTATGCCTCTTGGCTTCTTCTGTGGTCATTTTTTGAAGATCGTTTAACTTGGGTCCCAAAAAGGCAGTAATATATTTTTCTCTCCATCCTAATTTTCGCACAATTTTATTCACTACCCTGTTGAACCATAAAAGTCCATCATACAAAAAAGCTCCGAATTTCTGGAGAGGCGCAAGAAACTTTAGTCTTATAACCCCATCAAATTCATCGCCATGAATTAATAAATATTTTTTTTGATTGAGGGCGGTATAAACTTTAGTTCTGCATATTTCTATATTTTTTCCCAGTGCAAACTTATCCCACTTAGATAAAAAATCATCATGGTTTCCCCATATATAGTATATTTTACTCCCTTCGTGCATGAGGTTTAAAAATTTTTCTATTATAAGGTTGTTGTAATTTGACCACTCGTGGTCTTTTTCGAGAACAGTACAATCTATAAAATCCCCCACAATAAAAATATTTTTACATTTTATATCTCTGATAGACGCCAAAAATTTGCGTGTTTTACAATTGTGCAACCCCAAGTGGACATCCGATACAAACAGAGACTCGATTTTCATTCCACTAAAGCTTTACCCTTTAGCTAGTTTACCACAAAATTGCATTTTTCAAATATTGCTCCCATTCCGTGTTTTGTGGTTTGCATTAGATGTGTGAAATAATTTTCATACGTGTGAGCCATAAAATCAATAGTAAAGTTTTCTTCCGCGTGCTTGCGGCAGAAGAGGGGCTTTATAGTATCTATGATTCCAAGGGCATGATAAAATTCATTTAGAGAACGGCAACGGAACCCGGTTTGGCCATGAATATTGTATTCCCCTAACCCTCCCCAATCAGTCGATAAAACAGGAGTGCCTGAGATAAAAGCTTCTATCATTGCCCAGCCGCATGGTTCGGCATAGAGAGTGGGCATTATTAAAGCTTTAGCATTAGCGAGAAGTTTTTTGCGTTCGTTGTTACTGACTGTATGTATGTATTCGGCCAAAGGATTGTCTTTTTTAAGGCTATTTTCCAAGTTTTGTGGCCCTACAAATTTTATGGGAATAGAAAAGGCTTTAGATAAGTTTTGAGCAATCTTTATCCCTTTACAGTCTTGCATTCGCCCTAAAAACAACAGGTAGTTTTCTTTTTTTTCTTTGTAACAAAAATCTTCAAAATAAAAACCGGGTTTAATCACGTGATCGGTAAAACGAGGATTCGAAAACTCTCCGTACATTTGAAATTGCAATTTATGCAATTGGGCGTACGATTCGAATACTTTAAAAGGGGCAAAGGCGGAGTCATACCCAATGCTGGGCTCAACAACATGAAAATCTTCGCGCGGCCCCCCCAAGCCTTCACAGGCGGCACGATGGCCAATCCCCCAAAATGCAAGCACGAAATCATTATCGGATTGTTTGTTTTTTTTAATTAAAGATTTGGCATTTTTATTAAATTCTTCATGGACTTTATTTTTAATATTTTGAGTGAGAAAGTTTTTCCATGATTGTTTTTTATAAACCTCTTCATAGGTGGAGCGGGAAACTACGTTAAAGTGCTGAGTACAGGGCACCTGTGAGTCGGGATGGCCATAGTGAAAAACAGTATGGCCCCTGTGGGTCATAATTTTACAAAATTTGTAAACTTTTTGTGTGAAGGCGCATAAGGTTATTTCTTTGCGTGTAGGGTGAACAGGAACCGATAGAACATGAAAAATCATTATTTATTTTTAATAATAAAGAGTTTTAGCCCCCAGTCAAGTGTAATCTTTATAGATGGGTAGAAAAAAAAGATCTACGGCGTCGGAAAAGATAATACCATTTGCAGAAAATAAATACAAACTTTATCTTAAAAATTTTGAGTTAACACAAAAACAACACGAGTTCTTAAAAATAGCCTTCGATAGGAACACTAAGGTAATATTCGTTTCAGGACCAGCAGGGTCTTCTAAAACTTTCATTTCCATTTACGCTGCTTTGCAGCTTTTCAATATGAACATGAATCAAGATTTGTTTTATGTGCGTACAATTGCCGAAAGCGCAGATAGAAACCTAGGAAGTCTACCCGGAGATGTAAATGAAAAATTCAACCCGTTCATGATGCCCATGCAAGATAAGCTTTCTGAGTTATTGGAGCCAAGTCAAATAAAGATGCTTTTAGATGAAAAAATAATTCAATGTGCTCCCATCAATTATTTGAGAGGCGCAAGCTGGTCAAACAAACTTATTATAGCGGACGAATCTCAAAATTTCACTAGAAAAGAGCTGGTTACATTGATTACCCGCATTGGTGATAATTCTAAATATTTCATATGTGGAGACCCTATGCAATCCGATATTAACGGAAAGACAGGCTTTGTTTCTATTATGAATTTATTTGATGACGAAGCATCTAGGGAAAAAGGAGTGTATACTTTTAAGTTCACTAAAGAGGACATCCTTAGAAGTGAGATTTTAAAATTTATTGTAAATAAACTAGAAAATCACCCAACAAACTAAATTATAAAATAATGGCTAGTATATTTTGTCCCGAGTGTGGAGCCAAAAATGGTTACACTTTAAAGAAGCCCAAGTTCTGTCAAAGCTGTGGGGAAACATTTGCGGCGTTTGGTATGACAAACGCTTCAGTGCCTCAACCTAGTCTAAGGGCAGCGGATGGGAAGAATGACGACGAAAGAGTTCCTCAATTATCCAAATTAGAGTATGAGATAGATATGGCTACCTCGAAAGTAACGCTAGAAAGTTTAGTAAAAACCCCTCTCAACCCTAGTGAGATACAACACATTAGCGAAGCCAACGAAGGATACCAAAGGATGACAAAAGAAGAATTCGCTAAAAAATCCCAAGCTGAATGTAGCTCCTCCCGAGGAGAGTTTAAAGATGTTGGCGACGGTGGCGCAGGATAAAAAACAGACCTACGAAGATAAATTTGAGACTGTCGATAATGAAATAAGGAAGCGGTACTACAAGTGGCATCTTCACGCTTTAGCGTGGTTAGATTTCGACGATGTATCTCAAATTATTCGAACTCATATTTATAATAAGTGGGAGCAGTGGGACCAGTCGCGCCCTATAGAGCCGTGGGTAAATAAAATTATCTCCAATCAGCTGAAAAACATATTGCGCAATAACTATTCTAATTTTGCGCGACCATGTATTAGCTGTAAGTACAATCAGTCCAAAGAACAAGGCCACGGCCAAGTTTCTAATTTATGTTCTTTTACTTCTACGGGATTGCAGTCTAACGAATGTGACCTGTACGCCAAATGGGAAAAAACACGCAAACAGGCTTACGATATCAAAATACCAGTTCCTTTGGAGACAAATTATTTTGATAGATATACGGTACCTGAAGATCATTATAGTATAGGAAGTGCAGTTCAGTCCCTGCACTTGTTGATGAGGCAATATCTAAATGATCGTCATTTTATAATTTATAAAATGTTATTTATTGACCACATAGACGAGGAGGTTGTAGCGAAGGTACTGGGATACAAAAGTAACGAAAAAGGACGTAAGGCGGGCTACAAGCAGATAAAGAACTTAAAAAATTTTTATAAAAAGATCGCTAAGAAAATATGCGACGAAACTGATATATTTTTCGAATGAAAGAGTATATTCTAACAAAAGAAGAAAAGGAAAAAAGCCTAAAACTATTCGAAGAGTTGGAGGGCGATTTAAGCGAATGCACCAAAAAATTATTCGATGATCCAAATGAAAAAGGCAGTACAGTTCGAGGGAGGGCTTTAAGAAGGTATTGGGTGGAAAAAGGGCTAAGCTATAGAACTAAAGTAAAAAAAAGAGTAGTCAAACACTTTTTAACTGACACTGAAAAGTCTTTTGCCAAACAGCACTACTGCCCCGAAATGACCAAGCTAGAAGTAGGGCAACTTTTATGGCCCAAGGAGTCTAAGAGCAAGGGGTTCGCGGAGACTGAAAAATTTATTGCCTTATGTGAATATATTTCAAATGAATTTTCTTCTACTTTTGGCCTACGAGATGACGCCGCAGGAGAAAAGTACACCCCACCTCATGTTCTCACGACGGCCATTAAAAAGCTCAATAAGGTGGCGTCAACAGAATTTGAAATAAATAGGCTTAACGTGAGGGATAAAAAATGTATAGAAAAGTTAATTACCTTTTTAAACGCACCTAGGTTTTTACAGGTCATAAACTCTTATATTACAAAACAGAGTCGCGAGCTTTTTGAGTCTGAGTATGTGCGCAGCACGTGGGACAAACCAGATCTAACTTCAGACGAATTAAATTTATATGTTAATGTGTGCATGGACTATGTGAATCTAAAAGAAATAGAACAGCACAAGCAGAAGTTAAACTTAATGTTTGATGACACGGAGGGCCAAAACGAACTCACAATGAGGTTGACTGAAATGCTTAAAACTAAAGCGGAAGAGTACAATCAGTGTATTAATCGTGTTGATAAAATGTTGGCAAAACTAAACGGCGAGCGTGCTAAACGGGTGGCCAATCAAGAGCAGCGGAACGCTTCTGTAATTTCATTGGTTCAACTTTTTCAAGACGAAGAGGAACGTAAACTTATGATTAAAATGGCCGAAATGCAAAAAAAGGTTATAAAAAAAGAAGCTGACGGAATAGAAAAAATGTCAGACTGGAAAGCTCGCGTGATGGGAATTAGCCAAGAGGATGCAATCTAATGGAAAGAATATGCACCAAAATTTTCCCTTGCGCTGAATGTAAAAAAGAATTTACTAGCCGAGCCTCTTTACATAAACACATCAAGCAACATGGTTTAAATTTAGCTTCTTATTATACGCAATATCATCCTCGGGAAAATAAACTTACAGGCGAGCCGCTTCCCTTCAAAAGGTTTGATGAATATTTTGAAAGAGATTTTTCAACAAAACAGCAGATGCTTAAGTGGTGCAACCAACACCCAAGGGAAGAGGTGAAAAAATATGCTTTTTCCATACTCGAAAAGCGGCAACTTAAAAAGAAAAGAAAATACGGCCCTTTTCATTTGGAGACAAAAAACTCCTTTATGCCTTCCGTTTCCATTTACAAGGAATTATTTGGCAACTATAATGCCGCTTGCGAAGCGATAGGGTGTGAGCCTCTCTACAATAAAAATTTACCTAAAGATTTTTTTAGTTTTGAATTGCCAAAAGACTTAGAGATTGCGATAGATACTCGAGAGCAACAGCCTCTGAGCTTTACGGCGTGTAACAATCAAACTCTTAAATTAGATATTGGCGATTACACCGCGTTGGGGGAACACTATAGTTATACTTTCGTAGATAGGAAATCAGGAAACGATTTGCAGGGAACTTTAGCTAAAAATAATATAGAAAGGTTTCGTCGCGAGATAGTTCGAGCTCAAGAAATGGACGCTTATTTATTTGTTGTTGTTGAGTCTAGCGTAGAAAAAATTACAAAAGAAAATAGAATTTTTAATAGGCGCTCTAACATTGATTATACGTTAAGACAAATAAAAGATATTTGCCATGATTATCCGCGAGTATGTCAGTTTATATTTACAGGAACTAGGGATAATGCAACATATCTTATTCCAAGACTTTTGGTAGTGGGTAAAAATATTTGGCAAACCGATATGCAATACTTTTGGGACACTCGGGAAGAATGAGCTGGCAAGAAGGTCATCAAAAAAGACGAACCGTTTCTCTCAGAAGTAACGAAGACCTTTTGGCTATAGAGGGTTTTTTGGACGAAAGAGAGGCTAAACTAGCTTTGTATGAGTTTTTGCGTAATAATGTTACCTTTGCTACCGATCTTCTTTTAGGGGTTAAACTTTTCCCCTTTCAACACATGGCGATCAAGTCCATGTTTGAAACGGACTATTTTTTAGGAGTATGGAGCCGAGGAATGTCTAAATCTTTTACAACGGGTATTTTTGCAGTTTTAGATGCTGTGTTGAATCAAGGCGTTGAAATTGGTATATTGTCTAAATCTTTTCGTCAAGCTAAAATGATTTTTAAAAAGATAGAGGATATTGCCAATAAACCAGAGGCTGCATTTTTTCGTCAATGCATTACTAAAACCTCTAAAAGTAATGACGAATGGTTAATGGAGATTGGTACGAGTCGTATCCGGGCTTTGCCTTTAGGGGACGGCGAAAAACTTCGTGGGTTTCGCTTTCATAGAATCATTATTGACGAGTTTGCTCTGATGCCTGAAAGAATCTATAACGAGGTCATTATTCCCTTTTTATCTGTTGTTGAAAACCCAACACAACGAGATGAGCTTTTTAAACTGGAGACCCGCTTAATGGAAGAAAAAAAAATGAAAGAAGGGGATAGGCATATTTGGCCTAACAACAAGCTTATAGCTTTGTCCTCTGCTTCTTATAAGTTCGAATATCTTTATAAGCTTTATCAACAGTTTGAGTTTTTGATATCAGCCGAAAAGCAAAAAGATAACGCGTCGCGATGTGTTATGCAATATAGTTACGATTGCGCTCCCCCGCAGCTGTATGATCAAAATTTGCTTCACCAAGCTAAAGCCACCATGAGTCAGTCTCAATTCGAACGAGAGTTTGGTGCTATTTTCACGGATGATAGTTCGGGGTATTTTAAAACCAGTAAAATGGCACTATGCACAGTTTCTGACGGAGAGTCGCCTTGCGTAGAGGTTCAAGGAGACCCAAGTTCAGAATATATTTTGGCGTTCGATCCGTCGTGGTCGCAAACTGAAAGTTCGGATGATTTTGCAATTCAAATTTTAAAACTTCATGCCGAAGAGCAAAAAGCCACCTTGGTTCATGGTTACGCATTATCTGGAACTTCTTTGAAAAATCATATTGATTATTTTTTATTTTGTTTGGAAAATTTTAATATAATCTCTGTATGTGGAGACTACAACGGGGGGGTGCAGTTTTTGCAGGCCTGTAATGAAAGCGACACCTTTAAACAAAAAAATATTAAACTACAGACTATAGAGGTGGGCTTGGACAAGCCCGAAGAATACCAAAAAGGATTACAGTCTTATAAAAACCAGTACAACAAAAAGGATTACAAATATGTAACGTTACGCAAGCCCACGAGCCACTGGATCCGGCAAGCCAACGAATTATTACAGGCTAATTTTGACCACCGCCGCCTTTATTTCGCTAGCCGCGCCATTGATGACTCCTATACCAAACAAAAAAATAAAAGCATTCCCATACAGAATATTAAATTTTTACGCACAAAAGAGGAGACCAACCAAAACCCGGGAGCAAAAATGATTGATTTTATTGAGCATCAATCAGATATGATAGAATTAACAAAAAACGAATGCGCTCTTATTCAGATAACAACCACCTCCCAAGGGACTCAAACCTTTGATTTGCCCGCTAATCTGCGTCGGCAGACCGGGCCAGACAAAGCCCGCAAGGATTCTTATTCGGCTTTGGTTTTGGCTAACTGGATGGCCAAAGTCCATTTTGATTCTCTTAATGTACAACAGGAACATGTTATAGAAACATTCGTTCCAGAGTTTATAATGTAAAGAAAGTAACTTTCAAAGTCACTTCAATGACTTTAAGTGTAATTTATTTTTAACATGGCTGAAAAACGGAGATATACCAAAAGGTCCGATTATTGGAATAAGTTCAAGGAGCAGCAACAAAAATCCTTTGAGAATATGGCTCAAGGAAGCACTGGGGCATATCAGCCCCAGCTAATAGGTGAGTCTTTTTATAATTATGAGTCTGTGGCTTATTCTCGTTCAGGAGGGCCGACAAACAGCACTGGCACTCGGCGCAATAATATCGCCATTGCACCTAAGCTTTTTAAATATAGTAATATTAGAGCCGGAATGCTTCCGTACGAATATGGGCTTGATGGCGTAAATGTTCGGGATGCTATCGAATTAACTCAGAAGGCTTATGCCAATATAGCTGTTTTTAGAAATGCGGTTGATATGATGGCTGATTTTGCTAATTCTACATTGTATCTGGAAGGGGGCACCGTAAAGTCTAGAGCGTTTGTTAACGCTTGGTTGAAAAAAATTAAAATCTGGAGTTTAAAAGACCAGTTCTTTAGAGAGTTCTATCGAAGTGGGAATGTATTTTTATATACTATTGAAGGGAAAATCAATGTCGAGGATTTTTCTAAGGTGAGAAATTTTGGAATAACTTTAAAAACTAACAAACTACCTGTTAGATATATTCTGTTAAACCCTTTCGACGTTGTGGCCAAGCGCGCAACTTCATTTGATGTAGGTCTTTACGCAAAAGTCCTGAGCGAGTACGAAGCAGAAAGATTAAAAAATCCAAAGACTGACGAAGACAAGGAACTTTATGAGGCTCTTGACGTAGAAATCAAGCAAAAAATAAAAAACGATTCATGGTCATTAAGCGGTATGAGGGTGGATCTCGACCCCAAAAGGTTGAAGTATTCTTTTTATAAAAAGCAAGATTATGAACCGTTCGCCGTTCCTTTTGGCTTTCCTGTTTTAGACGATATAGAATTCAAGATGGAAATGAAAAAAATTGATCAATCCATCTGTCGTACTATAGAAAACGTAGTTCTTATGATCACAATGGGGACTACGCCTGACAAGGGAGGGGTAAATCCTCGAAACATAAGAGCCATGCAATCTCTTTTTCAAAATCAGAGCGTAGGGCGTATTCTGGTTAGCGATTACACTACCAAGGCTGAATTCATCATTCCCGATATCCAAAAGGTTATTGGGCCATCAAAGTACGAAGTGGTCAATCAGGATATCAAAGAAGGTTTACAAAATATAATTTTAAATCAAGAAAAATTTGCAAGCACTGAAATAAAAGCTCAAATGTTTTTGCAAAGATTAAAGGAGTCTAGGGATGCGTTTCTTAATAATTTTCTACAGCCAGAGATTAAACAAATCTGTAAAAACTACGGATTGAAAAATGCACCTCTTGCTAAATTCGAAACCATTGATCTTCAAGACCAAACCCAAGTGCAACGTACTATTACGCGTATGATGGAGCTGGGGATCCTTCCTCCAAGCGAAGGCATCAAAGTGATCGAAACGGGTGTTTTTCCCAATAATAAAGAGCTTGACGAGGCTCAAGAAAAATTTGTTGAAGACCGTCAAAAGGGTTATTACAACCCTATCGTTGGGGGAACACCTATGCCTATGACCTTCGAAGAAGATGAGGAAATAGAAGAGATTAGACACCCTGAAGGCGCAAAACTATTAGAAAAACGACGAGAATACGAAGACAAAAAGAACGCTGCTCGGAGTGCTGGGCGACCGGGAAGGCCGCCGGGAGCCAAAACCTTAGCGAAGACAACTTACTCTGTTACCGCGATTAAAAATATTGCTGATAAAACTAACGACCTATATAATTCATTAGCCACTGAAGCTAAAAAGGTTTTCAATAAAAAACGCCTCAGCAAGACCCAAAAAGAGATGCTAGAGAGGGTGTGCGAGTCTGTGGTGGTAGCTAAAGACAAAAAAGATTGGTTGGCAGTTGGGAAGGCCTGTGTCAAAGATCCTAATAAATTGATTAAATTAAATCCGATGAAACAAGTGTTAGAAATTAGCTCAGAACATGAGCTAGATGATTACGCTGCAGCTATTTTGCACCATAGTAGAAAAAATTCTCTCAATAAATAATTAGGTGTAATATTCATGAAGGATGTCGGATAATTTTAAATATAAGACTCGTTACGAGTTCACGGTCCACGCAACGAGCGACATAGAAAACGACCTTAATATCAGTCAAGCCTCTTTAGAGAATTTACGCCCTTTAATACCGAAGTCTATCGATTTGGAGCGGAATATCGATTTGGTGGGAGCGGCTTTTAATGCGGCTGTTGTCAATAAATTCAATAAAAACGGAGACGGGATCAATTCAGAAACTGCTGTTGACTTAATCGATTACTTCGTTAATAAGCCCACAAATATTGAACATAAAAAGCAAAAGGTGGTGGGGCATATTGTCAACGCCGGGTTTGCCGACCTTGATAATAATAAGATTTTAGGCAATGCGGCGGCTCTTAGTACTAAAGATCCTTATTATATTTCATTAGCAGCAGTTATTTATAAGACTGTTAATAAGCAGTTTGCGGACGTTCTTTTGGATTCAAGTGATAAAGAAAGCGATTGCTTTAAGAAAATTTCTGCAAGCTGGGAATTGGGTTTTAATGATTTTGTGTTGGCTTTGGGTTCAAAGGACCTAAAGGACGCTGAAATTATCACTGACCCTACTCACATCAATGAAATGAAGCACTTTCTAAAAGCTTTTGAAGGGGCCGGGGCCTTAAACGACGGAACCCCCATTTACCGATTGGTAGTAGGAGATGTCTTTCCACTGGGCATTGGATTTACAACTAATCCGGCGGCGGACGTGAGCGGCTTAATAGTTCAAAAAAATATAGATTTAGAGGTGAACGACAAGCGCGACGCGACGATACCAGAAAATAATTTTAAAAATAATATTTTAAAAATTTCCCAAAAGGAAATTAATAATGTAAAAAATACTAATACTATGGATATTACAGAGTTCAAAACCGAGTTCGAGAAGGTTCTCGATTCGAAGTTAGCGGACAATGCGGAATTCACTCAGGAAGCTGTAGCCACTGTTGCTTCTCATGTTATCGATAAGATTCGTGAGAAGGATGCGGAGTTTCAGGCGGAAAGAGAGGCTGTTGAGGCTGCAAAGGCTCAGGCTGAGAAAGATGCAAGCGAGGCTAAATCTTCGATAGATGATCTTCAGACGAAGTTGGAAGAGGCTAATGAGAAAATTAACTCACTAGAATCTTCCATTAACGCTGCTGCGGCAGAACAGCTGTTCAATAGCCGAATGGAAGCTATCGACGAGCTTTACGACCTTTCTGACCAAGACCGTACGGTTCTGGCGAACGAAGTGAAGACTCTAGAGGCCTCCGATGAAGTTTTTGAAGGCTATCAATCAAAATTGGCTTCCCTTCTCCAGCATAAGAGCAAAGCTTTTCAAGTGGAGCAGGAAAAACAATTTGAAGCAAAGGTTCAGGAAGAGCTTGAGAAGCGTTTAGCTACTACCTCACAAGAGGGTGTGGCTATTGCTACTGAGGCTGTTCCTCAAACCGATGAAACTGTAGAGGAAGTTGTGGAAAACGTTGAAGTTCCACATGCTAGCATCGCTAATAATAACGAAGCTTCTTCCACGGAAGAGTCCTTGTCGGATCAATTCAGGCGGGCCTTTAATACCGAAAACATTTCAATAACCTATTAAACAAATAAACTACTAAACAAATATGGCACTTAGATTATACCCATTTAGGCAATATAACGAGACGGATGTCATCAACCTGTTTGCAAATCAGGTGGTAGACGACAACCCGTCAACTGACGGCAATGGTAGTGCAGGCGTAATGGTAAAGGTATTGAGCGGTAATATGAACCAAGATACTTTCGATCTTATCGGAAGTGATTACTTGGGGAAAACCGATTACCCGTTCTTGGGTGCTGATAAGTACCCAACGGTTCCTTTACGATTTTCGGCTGCCACCACCGGAGCCCCGGTCTTAGGCGTCACTCTTAATCAGACGATTAAGAACGACGAGAATGGAGAAAAACTTCTCTACAATCCAGTCAAGAAGGATGAATTACAGGCAGTTCTTAGCGGTCAGGCTTGCCCGGTCGCGACGAGGGGCTTGTTCACCTTTGACGAGTCAGCTTACGAACTTGTAGGCGGTTCTGTTGTTCCGGGTAACCTTGTTGGGATTTCTCCCGACAATCCGGGCAAATTGACCGGCTATTCTCGTGAGGGACTGGTTGATCTGACGGCTGCTCTTGTTGGTCACGTTTTGGCGACCGGCAATAGAACCTCTCAGAATGGTCAGGCGGATGTGTTTGCTGGTACGGGTACTGCACAGTACGCGTTAGTCCAGATAGACTGTAGCAGCTCATTGGATGTTGCGTAACCCTTAACTAGAAAGGAATTAATATAATATAATGAAAATTACATTAAAAAGAACCGATGAGCAAGTGGAACTGGTGAAAGCAATGGCTTCTCGTAACAGAGAAACCGCTTACGCTGCTCAAATTGCGTTAGCCGAGTTTATTGGTCCGGTTTTGGCCGAGGTTATCAATAATGCTCCGACTATCAGCAATCTGTTCACCGCGTTAGAGTATAACGCAGACGACAATCCTTCTATTCCGTTGGATTTGTATTACGATGTTTTTGATGAGGATTACATTCGGGTCTACAGTCAATCTGTGGCCGGGGGTCTTCCGACCAACTACATTCAACCCACAGCCTCCGAATTGAAGTTCGCTACTTATAACTTGGATAGCGCGGTGTCTTTCGACAGAAAGTACGCTTCCCGCTCTAGACTTGATGTGATTGGTAAAACTTTTACTCGGGTGGCACAGGAAGTTCTCCTTAAACAGGAAAGAACATCCTCCAACCTCTTGATGACAGCTCTAGCGAACGCGACAAACGGTAATGCGACATTTGGTGCTAAAAACCGTAACGTATTCAGAACTGCTGTAGCTAATCGTTTTGTATTGGATGATTTGAATAAGTTATTCACGAAAATGAAGAGAGTTAATGCTTCATGGTCCGGCGGTACACCTGCTGGTGCTCGTAAGGCTTTAACTGATCTTTTGGTTTCACCTGAAGTGGTGGAGCAGATTCGTGCTATGGCTTACAATCCGATTAATACGGCAGCTCCAACGGGAACCATGGACAAAGACAGTACCGGTATTCCGGCAACTGACGCTGTCAGGAACTCAGTGTTTAGCCAGAGTGGCTTAACTGAATTCTTTGGTGTGGCCATTATGGAAGTCCTTGAGTTAGGTGTTGGCAAGCGTTTCAATGACGTCTTCGATACAGTCGCTGGTACTACTGATTATCTCAATAACAGTTCTACCACGGTGTCCAGTGCCTTCGACGGCGCTACTGAGGAAATCATTGTTGGTCTTGACCGCAGCCGTGACGCGATGATTCGCGCTATTGCTGTGGATTCCGAAACTGGATCTCAGTTCAACTTAGTCGCTGATGATCAGTTCTCCTCTAGACAGCAGAGAATTGGTTATTACGGTGCCTTGGAAGAGGGACGTATGGTCTTGGACAACAGAGCCTTAGTGGGCTTAATCATGTAATCAGTTTGATACTGACGACTCCGCTCCCTTCGGGGGGCGGAGTTTTTTTTTGGAAAAATACAATTTTAGTTGTAATATACTAACATGGCAGCGAGAAAGAAAACCACAAAAAAGGCGGCGAAGAAAAACGTTTCAAAAGCCACGAAAAAGAAGACCAGTCTTGAGGATCTGCAAAATTTTACTACAGGAAAAATGGACGATGAGGCCATTGAAAAGGTAAAAAAACTAGAAGAAGTTTTAGGCATTAAAACAGTAAACCCTTTTGGAACTAATGATCCAAATGTCTTTGAAGCTCAATTAAAAGATTCTAATTTGAGTGATTTGCAAAATTTGGCAATGAGGGTTGGGGTTTTTCCGGAGGGGGGTTTAGCCCGATTGAGAGATAAGCTTAAAAAAGAATTTCAACGGGTCTCGCGGGGCGCACGAACAATTTCAATGGAGGATCCCTTACCTATTCATGATCCAGCTCACCCCGACCACGCAAGAGCCAAGAAATTAATGGGCGAAGGTTTCTAGTTTTTAGTGTAAATATATTGTATGCCGGATAGATCTAAAACGCCGTATTTGGTGAGCACCATTGCGACGGGTATTTATAATGACGAGTTTGATTCTGATGCAGATTATTCCACTTTAGCTTCAATTTCAGGATGGCTTGCTAATAACGTAGGATTACTTAACACGGTTATTTACAGGGCGTTCTCAGGATCTGGAAGTGAGACTGAATATCCTGACGATACAGTTCTTCAGCCTTCAGGGGGTTTTCGCTTTGAAGAGAGTGATATTTATAAACAGATTTATCTTACAAATTATTATACAAAAAAAGCCCGCGCTATATTAAAGGGTATTGATAGCTCGGTGGACTTTATTTCATTGCGTGAAGGAGATTCGGTAATTACCCGTACCAACAAAAACGAAATTGCTAAAACCTATAGAGGGTTCGCTAAGGACGCTCAGGAGCGCCTAGAAACGCTCGTAGCTAAATACAACATATATGAGGCCCAACCCGTTCAAGTAGCCGGTACAGACGCTTCTGTGGATGCTAGCGGCGATATATATTCTGCTTATGATTATCGGGGGCGGGCAGGTTGGTAATTACTGTCCTCCGGTTCCTTTGTAGGCGTCATCTGAAATTTTCTTAGATCCCAGCGGAAAATAGTTCAGAGTAGGGAAGCGCCAATAACTACCGTCCATAAATAAGCCGTTTTCTGTATCATTAGAGCCGCCCACTTGGGTCGAAAAAACCATATCTACCGTTTGATTATCTCCGATAGCGCTACTGAAGGTTTCACTCTCTAGGCGCGCATTTTTTACTGTAAAGACTATTGCTGTCTCGCCCGGTGCTCCGGTAGTAGCATTAGCGGTGCGTAATGTAAGGGTAAAGTTATGTTTTTGGGGAGTCGAGAGGTTTTCAAATAAATTGTTTTTATTTAGCTCAGATACAATGGCAGAGAGACTGACATCAACATTGATAGGTAAATCTACGACTCTACCGTATCCAAAAGTATTACCGAGCCTTTGCAAGACAGAGCGGCTTAGTGGCACACTAATACTCATGCTTTGTAGATGAGCTTCGCCAGCGCCAGCCATATCTGTAAAACCTTTATAATTTCCAGAATCGCTCATTTGAAAAGCAATATCTCCCGGACGAAGAGCGGCCATATCGGCGCTACCTGTATCATAAGTAGGAACACTGAATCGAACAAAACGCTGGATGGGAACCCCACCGGCAGACCAGTTGGCAGTGTTAGCAAACTCCGCACCATCCTGTAAGGTAATTCCTGTTAATCCGTTGAATTGATCCACAGCTGGAATAGCGGGAAAATTCAGTCCATTTCCGGAGCTTAAAGGGTTAAGGGGTCCGCTTACTGAAGTATGGGAAGTAGAACTCCCTGAAGCTGTATTGTCCGTTTTGACATTAAAAGCTTCTACTGAAACTGAAGCTGTGGGAATAGCTCCCACCGCTGCGTTTATACTATAATCAGAGATAAAACCATTACCTATACTTATGACATCGAAATTTGTGTCCGACATGGGTAGGTTAACATAGGCGCTTACAGGCTCATCTTCTAGATCTTTTCCTTCGTCTCCCACAAGGATAAAATAATTATTTCCTACAGTATCGTCGATAAGACCAGAGAGCGCGCTATACCCAGAAACAGCTAAATCTCCCGTCCAGTAATTAGCGCTAACAGGTCTATAACCACCCTCTCCATCGCTCGTGGGAATATTGAATCCCATTTTTCTTTCGTTTGCTCCATCGGTCAAATAATAATCATAACTTAAATTAACAGTAGGGGCTTCCATTACGATAGAATCGAGACGAGCAAGACGTCCAAATTGATTAATGTCTTGCCTGTTTATAGTGAAATCGAAATTGATAGATTGTACACGATCTAGTGGTTCTAATAAAGAGCGATAGATGGTGCCGCTAGGACCAAAAGGACCACTTGCAGAAGTGAAACCGGATGGCTCTTCTCCTGTGGCGGGGTCCATAATACCACTCCAACGCAACGAGCCAGTTTGAAATGCCGAATCTTGAGATAGGTTGTTAGCATAGGGACTGTCACCCGGGGGACCTAAGCTGACTTGGTATGGGTCGACTGTTCCTTGGCCTGATTGTAAATGGTACCCCGTAGAAGAAGGGGAAATGTACAATCCTTCACTTTGATAAATTACGCGATTTCTTCCAGCCATTGCCTCTTTATTATATACACTTTAATAATAAAATTTTACTATTAAATGAAAAAAAAAACCCCATCCCGAAGGATGGGGCTTTGATAAACACTATTATTACCTAATGCTATTATACATTCCCCCTGTGCCGCTCCATGAGCCTTGCTTGTTTTTAGCATCTCCTAGACACCAATATGGCATTGTGCGCCATCTCTCATAAGATCCTCTCATGAATATACCGTTGGAGGTATCGTTGGCACCACCGACCTGAGTGGAGAATGTTATATCTACAGTTTCATTGTCTCCAATGGAAGAACTGTAGCTTTCCCCTTCAAGGCGAGCCCCTTTAACATCTATAACAAAAGCATCTGCACCCGGTTGGCCGGTTCCCGCAGACCTTCTCATGCTTAATCTGAAGTCTACCTTATCAGGTGAATTAAGCCTTTCAAACAGGTTGTTTGCCCTAAGCTCTGACACAATGGCTGAAATCGAAATATCAAGATTCAGCGGTAGATCAATGACACGAGCATATCCAAAGGTATTTCCAAGTCTCCCTAAAACGGTACGACTCATTGGAACGGATACTCCGAAACTTTGAATATGAGCCGCGCCCGCTCCACTTAAAACGGTGAAACCATCATTATTGAAACTCGACGATTCGGGATTTATAAACTCCAATAAAAGATCGCCCGGACGAAGAGCTGTAATAGTGTTGCCTGCTACAGTCGTCGCGGCGGTATAGTCGCCAGTTGTTTGCAGTGTACCTCCATCGAATTGATAGTTAATGTTTACCTGTTGGCCGTCTGTATCGTTTACACCGGGAATTTGATTTCCGGTGGTAGCTGCAGGACTAGTTCCATTTATAGCGCCGGAGATTTTATCGTCAACGCGAATGTTAAACGCTTCGACAGTAACGCTAGCAGTTGGAACAGATCCGACGGAAGCGTCGATACTGTAATCGCTAACAAAACCATTTCCAATAGAAATAACATCAAAATCTCCTGCTGCAGCAGAGACGTCGTCTCCTTGAACATCGACACCCTCTTTAGAAGTAACGATAAAATAGTTGTTTCCTTGGGTGTCTTCAATCAATCCTGAAAGTGCAGAATATCCCGATACACAACCGTCGCCGGTCCATGCAGCTTCGGCTGCGGTAGCGCGAGCCAGTTTGCCTGAATTATTAGTAGGAAGGTTGAATCCCATTTTGCGCTCATTACCACCATCAGTAAGGTAATAATTAAAATCTAACCCTACGGTTGGAGACTCCATTACAATTGAATCCAGACGAGCCAGTTTGCCGAATTCATTGATATCTTGACGATTAATCGTGAAGTTAAAGTTGGCTGACTGAATCCTATGCAAAGGTTCAATTAACGAACGGTTAAGAATCGGCGTGGGTCGAGCTCCGAAATCGGCCCCATCAGGGAATGTGATTCCCGTTACACCAGTCCAATTGGTATTCCAGTATGCATTTTCCGATAAGCTGGCGGTAGCACCTCCTGCTTGGGGGGTTTGGTTGCCTGTTTGCATATGGTAACCAGTGGATGAAGGCGATATAAATACCGCCTGACTTTGATAAATTACTCTGTTTCTAGCCATAATAGTATATTAAATTTAGAATAATTTACAACTTTTTTATGACTTTGAGAACATTTAACTTCTCGGCGTACGATATTTGTAAACTTCGAAGTCTACAAAGCCTACAAAAAGATCAACTGGAATGGTTTTATTAGAACTGTCTGAGATTTTTGAGACATTTACTTTATTAATCATGTAATAATCTCCATCTGCCGCTACGTTAGCATAGTCGTAACCTGTGGAATAATCTGATTTTACATCGCCGTATTCTGTAAGAGGAGAACCTGTAAATGGAATATTACCAAAAACACTTTCGGCAGAATCGGCCATAACAGACAAAGCGCCATCTAATTGATAAATATTTTCCGCAAAAATTACCGCGGTAATATCAGTTATGGTATTATCTACCCCTCCAAAAGCAAAGGGTTCGTTGGTGGTAGCGCCTAAAGAAAGAAATGCCGCTGGAGTTGCTTGGTCATAAGGTGGAACGTATGTTAAAGTGCGCCCATATCTGCTGTTTGTTTTGTATTTACCAGCAGTAATCATGGTTTCTTCAGTTTGGTTAGCAATATAAACATTAAAATCTTTAACTGTAAAATAGCCGCTAATATTGTTGCCTGTGTCAAAATCAGAATCAAAAAGTACCCTGCCGTTGTCGAAATCAAAAGTAAGGCCGCTGGTCCCTTCTGCAATGGCCCCTGAATCGCCACTAATAACCGGGTTAACTATGGAGTTTGGTATGTTTTTATCGTATACCCATTGTTTGTAAGGGGACCCGAATACCACCTTGTTTTGAATTCTTTCGTCAGTGTAATAATAAAGGTCGGTGCGGTAATCTTTATAAGCTGTTCCTTTTTTGAGGAGAAAATTATCAAACCAAAGATAAAAACTGTTTAAAAGGACGTGTTGATAGAGTGCTTTCATGAAAATGTCTTTTTTTCTAAATTTTTTATATTTTTATAGTAATCGTTCAGTAAAGATGATATATAGGATCTGTTAGAAAATCTACCCCCTCTTACTCGTGCTTGCGTTTCTATGGCGTAGCCGGAGCGCGAGCGACCCATGCGATTACTTTTAACAAGGTATTGTCCCAGTCCGGATATACCTCTTTCGATTCCCCGTGCCCAACTGCGTCCTGTGGCCCATGGCATGGGAGTGGCTATAAAAACCTCTTCTTTTGTTGGCACTTTAATTTGAACGGATATAGATCTTTTGCGATTATGATATTGAATTTCATAAATATTTAATAAGTTGCGCAAACTTTTGATAGGATCACTGCCTTCATCGAAGCCAATGTAGGTAAAGAGATTTCCAATTCCCCCTAATGTCTTGCTAATATTGGTGGCGGATGTGCCTCCTTTAATTTCTATTGTAACAGGGTGGGAATCAAAATTAGATAAAAACTGTTTATGAATGTCGACAAATTCCTTTTGGACCACCCGTCTAACTTCTTGTTTAAACGAGCTTTCTTTTGTCGCTTGTTTTTCAATTGTTTGAAGTTCTTTGTTAGATAATTTGAGTGCCATTAGGTTATTTTCTTTAACATTACCGTATAAAACTGAGTATCAAACAAGCCGTGACCTTTAAAGTCACTATAGATAGAAAATTCTTGATTATCGAATTTAATTCTTTTGGCTTCTGAAACGGAAGAGTAGTCTGAAGCTTTTATTTTCATTCTTACTTGCCCTTCGGGAATAAATACTTTGATTTGGTTGGGTGATTTTGATGCTGTAAAATAGTCTTCGCCCATACCCCCATATTGGATGCGGGCCTGTACGGTGCTACTTTGTTCTGTATAGGTGATGGGGGTAGTTGCTCCGGCATTTCCGTAAATAGAGTTAAAAGAGGAGTTTGGGGTTGGGACCGTTACCACTGGATCCTTTATAACGGTGACGGGGCGAGAGAATGTATCCGCCTGATCGTCCATCACGTTATTGAGTGCAGTTTTCTCGCTATCAGAAATTAAGCTGGCCATGCTCTTATTATACACTTTTTCAAAAACCTTTGGAAAAAAAGTGTTTATTTAATATTATTTTTTACGTATCTATGTTTAGAGAATTATATTCGTTTACTGTGACTGACACCCAAGAAATTGAGGAAAGGTCTAAAGAAAAGCGTAAAAACAAAGAAGGGGCAGAAGAGGAGATAGAAGTTACCAAAAAGGTTGAAAAAGAAGTTTCTGTTAAATTTATCATTAAGGATCCAAGTCGTCGGGAGCTAGAAGAGGCGGATATGGAATATTCCATTGAAATGAGTCGCTGCATCAAAAAGGGGATTTTGACAAAAGCTATGTTGGCTAAAAAATATTCGGACACGGGAGGTTTGCTTTCAGAGAGCGATGCTAACAAATTGGTAGATCTATACGCTGAATTAGCCGAGCTAGAAGGAAATTATACAAAAAAAACATTAGCCAACAGAGATGTAAAAAGGCTACCCACGGCAACAAAAAAACAGATCAATGAGCTGGCTGCAAAAGTGGCAATTTGTCGACGAGATATTGTAACCCTTGAAGCTTCTTATCAAACTTTGTTTAGCCATACCGCTGACACCAAAGCCCAAAATAGAATTATTCTATGGTATTTAACGCATCTGACTTATACTCAAGCAGAAGAAAAGGAACCTGTGGAGTTTTTTGAAGGTGAGACGTTTGATAGTAAAACAGATAGTTATTATCAAAAAGAAGAAGGGGAAGATTCTCTTTTTGCTGTAGCGTCGGGCAAATTAACTTCTATTTTAAGTTTTTGGTATTTTAGCAACTCGCCGCAAAAGGAAGACTTCGATAAAATTTTAGATGATATCGACAACCCAAGTTAATGTTAATTTTAGGCACATTTTCAGGGATATCGTTTTTGGTTGGTCTAAAATTGTTCATAACGGTAGCCCCGCCTACTTAAAACATCTTTCAGTTTTTGATCAAGTTGATATCGAAGACGTTCGAATCTCTTATATCAATAAAGCTAAAGAACGAGGGCTTCCTACATCCGCTGAAGCCCTAGCGCGTCTTCAAGAGGAAGAGCTTTGGACACCTCATGACGACAGCCAAATTGCAGAACAAAAAACTTATTTAGAACAAGTTGAAACATCCAAAAAACAACTCTACCTCAAGAAAGAAATAGATCGCACTAACGAGGAAATTGAAGCAGCTAAAAAGAAAATACTTGAGTTAGAGGCTCAAAAGTCAGCCTTGCTTGGCCAAACTTGTGAAAAATATGCTGATAGCAGAGTTTCGGATCATTATATTATTCGTTCTCTTTACAAGGATAGCGGCTTAAGTGAGACTTATTATTGTGAAGAAGAGGTTGATGATATGACTCGGCCGGAAATGACTAGTATTGTTAAACTTTACAACATTGCATATTCGGCGTTTGACGACAATAAAATTCAAAAAGTTACCCTTCAGGATTTTTATCAGCCTTATTTTCCTTTTTGTGAAAATGTAAACAACATGTTTTCTAAGCCTTTGTTTGAGCTTTCTTTAAATCAAGTTAAATTGATTATATATAGCCGAATGTTTAAGAATATTTTTGAGAATTACAGTCACATTCCTGATCGAATCAAAAGTGACCCTGAAAAAATATTTGACTATGTAAACGCACAAGAAAAAGCTAAAGACAAATTAAAGAATTTCGATAAAGATGGCGCTTCAACTATCGTGGGAGCCAAAAAGGAAGATTATGAATATTTGGGGGTTACCCAGAGCGAAGAAAATACCCTCACTTCTAAATTAAAAGAAAAAGGTGGCAAAATGAACATGAAAGATCTAATGACAGCATTAAAGGGCTAAAAAAAGTGTATAAATTAGATTAGAATCATGGCCATGGAATTCAAAGCAGGTATTGATCACGCAGCTTTTGTAAAAGATGTGGAGAAGGGAATGAGAGCTGCCAACCGTTCTCTTTCAAAACGTGCCAACACATTAAAGTTAAAATTAGACGATAAAGGATTTCGCCAACCTCTTGGTAGAATTACAGGCGATTTGAATATGTTTGATTCGGCTTTAGCCGCTTCAAATGCTCGTGTCATTGCGTTTGGTGCTTCGACTGCTGTTATTGGTGGTATTTCTAAAGCTTTTAAGGAATTAGCCAAAACTACTGTTGAGGTAGGAAAACAATTTGCTGACATTAATCGTATTCTCTCATTAAGCAACAAGAACTTTGAAAAGTTTGGAAATCGACTTTTTGAGATTTCTAAAAAGAACGCCACAAGTTTTCAAGATACCACGAAGGCTGCATTGGAATTTGCCCGTCAAGGTTTAAAAACCGAAGAAACCCTCAAGAGAACAGCTGACGCTTTAACGTTGGTTAGGCTAACGGGAATTAACGCCGACAAGGCTGTGTCGTCATTGACTGCTACCGTAAATGCGTTTGACAGCGCAATGGTGACCACCACAACTGCTGTTAATAAATTTGTTGCAGTTGAAACAAAGTTCGCCGTTGGTGCGCGAGATCTAGTAGAGGCCGTTGGGCGCGTAGGTTCTTCGGCGTTAGATGCGAAAGTAGGATTTGATGAGTTGAACGCAATGGTTACCTCAGTACAGCAAACCACGGGTCGAGGCGGTGCTGTCATTGGTAACGCCATGAAAACAATTTTCACGCGTTTGCAACGTCAAAGTACATTAGAGGCATTAGAGTCTTACAATGTGGCAGTGAGGGATGTGCAGGGTAATACATTACCTGCAATGCACATATTGGATAACTTTGCCAAATCTTATGCTGGATTGGCGGATGCAAGTCAGGGGTACTTAAGGGAACAGGTTGCAGGTGTTTTCCAAGCTAACATTCTTTCTGCAATATTAAAAGATTTAAATAAGCAACAATCTACGTACTCGAGCGCATTAGACACCTCAACAAATGCTACAGACGAGGCTAACCAAGCTACGGCTGAATTAAATAAAACTTTAGCAGCATTGGCGGAACAAACCGGATTAGAGTTTAAAAGATTACAAGCCAACATAGGCAAAGCTACATTTGAGCCTATTGCACGGGAAATATTAGCGCCTTTGAAAGACATGATGAAAGGTATTAATGATGTCCTAGATGGGGAAGGAGCTGGAAGCGATATTGCCAATGGGCTTTTAAAGGGACTAAGAAATATTTTAGGTGGACCGGGCCTAATTGCTGCAATAGGTTTAATTGGAAAAGTATTTCTTAATACTACCTCTTATATGTTAAAATCCTTACCGGCTTTAGCTGGCATTACCACTGAAACACAAAAACGCGCCGCCCTAGAACAGTCGATTGAGACTATCTTGCAAAGAGAACAAACGCTGGCTATGGCGATCAGTGGTTATGAGGGTGATGCAGCTCATCAAGCTAGCTTATTAGCAAATTACGCCGAACTGGCGGCAAATGATATGGAACGTCAGTCTACAGCGGTCACCAATATAGCTAATAAATTAACCTCGATGCCAAAAGGCGCGCTAAATGTCGCTGCCGTTACAAAAGGGAAAACCCCTCGTGGCGCATCGGGTTTTATTCCCGGGATGGCAGGGGAAATACATGATATACAACGTGGTGTAGGAGGCGTAAGCCGATCATCTAAACCAGTATCTATTCCTAATTTTTCTTTCGGGGGTGGCATGCGCGGTACCATGATCGCTAATACGGGTGAGTATATGGTTCCAAATTTTAAAGGTGGCGGTTCTGCTATCTTTAATCCTAATATGGTTGCACAATTTGGTATGCCTACTGGAGCAAAACCGATCAGAGGAGCTGGGGGATATGTTCCTAATTTTGCTGATTTAAATCGGGCGGATGCAATGCGTGAATTAGAAGGGATGCGAAAGTATGGCCGTGGATATTCTCAAGCAGATTTAACCAGAACACGAGGTATAGCGGGCATGTTCGGTATCACTGGAAAAAATTTAAAACCGGGGAGTGTCAAGCAACGAATAGAAAGAGGAGGAAAAAAGAAAACAGTAAAAGGCACATTTTTAAATGCGACGACTAAAGCCCATATGCTAGTTCCGCAAGCTGGATTTCGATCCGAAAATTATCCTTATATATTTGGGCAGGGAAGTGCATTGCAAAAATTAGCAAAAACACATACCAAAAAAGATGTCGACGGTATGATATTGAGCGGATACGGTCCAAGCCTCGGGGCAACCAAAGAAGCACAAAAAGGAGGAAGATTAGCCAAGGTCGAAGATGTTTTAGATAACGCTTTAGTAAAAGCCGCAGAAAGCGTTATTATGGCTTATAGTCCTGCTTTGGCCACAACACCGGTTAGCAAAAAAAAGGTAGAAGGCACTTTTCTGAAAGAAGGGGGGCACGGAGCAATGGGGGCGTTCAAAGGAGCTCTATTCGAAGCTATTGTTAGTCGTCTAATAGGCCAAAAATATGAAAAGGGTGCAGCTAATACGAGTACGTTAGATGTACTTTTATCCGGAAGGGCAGGAAAAAACGCGGAAGAACTTTTTGGCATTACACAGACGGCCGCTACACATGCAGACGTTAAATCAAGTTGGTCGAGTGGAAACAGAGCAAAAATTGCTGAACAGATTATAAAGAATTTTAAAGGAGGTATTCCCACTACTACGGGAGCATCTCGTGGTTATATACCTAATTTCGCTGCACTTGGAGATTCAGTGGAAAGAGAAGTTGCCGCAGGAGTTCCTTTGGGCTCTATTCGTGTTGGACGTTCCAGCAGATTAGCGGGACCCAACAACCCTGCGGGATTGGGCATTACAAATACAAGAGACGAACCGAGAGGATTAAAAGATGTAGTTGGAGCTTCGAGAGGGTATGTTCCTAATTATTTCATTGGTACGGGTGGAGGGCTATTTGGGGGAAGGTCATCTGCCAGCACCCCTATGGATGTTGTTGCTGTTGAATTAAAGGGTATTGTGAAAAGAACGGCACCGCAATTTGCAAAATTAGAAACAGTGCTAGCTGGTTTTACCAAAGAGCTAATGGAAGGAAAGATTGATACCAACCAATATAGCGCTAAAGTTACAAAGGCTGGCATAGAAGTTGGTAAATTTGACATGGCAACCAGACGTGGCAAACAGCAAATGACCATGTTGTCTAAAAGAGCGGGCCAAGCAGCGGGGAATGTCCATACTGCTTCGGGCGCTGCAACAAAAACCGGGACTGGTATGGGAGGCATGATGTTTGGCATGGGCCTTTCTATGGGTTTACCTATGTTAGCAGGAGCAGCAGAACAAGCTGGTGTTGGTCGTGACACTACTGGTGCAATGACTGCCGCTGGAACTGGAGCTTCTATTGGTATGATGGCTGGCCCATGGGGAGCTGCTGCTGGAGCTGCTGTAGGAGCGCTTGGTAGTTTAGCTTCATCAGCTATGCGAGTGGGAGCTAGGATGGATGAGCTGGAGAAGGAATTTACTGAATTTGAAAAAACCTCAAAAGAACAAGATTCTGCAGCAAGAAATATTATTAAAGCTCAAGAAGAAATAAACAACCCTAGTTCAGCAGACGCATTAAAAGCGGCACAAATAGCATTGAAAGAAAACTTTGAAAAAATTAAAGGCACAGAATTAGAAAAAGACTTTAAAAACGCTGGTGAAAATGTAGACGCCATGACAGTTGCATTAAAAAGCTTTACAAGCGGAGTGGTGGCTGAACGCACTGGGCGTCAAACTATCAGGGAAGCAGCAAAATTTAGGTTTAGGGATCAGGTAGTGGGAAGAAGCAACAATAATATGGCTTTTACATCGGAGCTATCTCGACCTACAACCGGGTCTGAAGAAGGTATACAAAAGAGAAATAAAGCACTCATGATGCCCGGCTGGGGACCGGAAAGTCAAAAAGCATTTGTTGACAACTTTGGTGAATTCTTCTCATTAATGAAGCTCAGTAAAACAGAAGCAAGAGGGATTTCAGGTTTGGCAACTGGAGGTTATCGTGGGGATAAGAGAGGTGATTCAGCTGCATTAGCTAGAAAATTTATTGAACTTCGTCCAGAGATATTTGAAGATATGTTTATGGATGAAGGTCTGTTTAAAACAGATCCGAGAAAAGCAAGGAGTCAAATGTTTAAGAGGGTTGAATCTTTATTTAAAGGCGACGATTTCACGAAGTCCTTGAAGAATTTGCCCACTATACTCGATTGGATAAACTTGGACGAACTTGAAAAAGCGGCTAAAGAGGCAGAGGATGAGGCGGCTTACAAGAAAATGAAGCAGCTCGAAGAGAGTCTCACGAACATTAATAAGAATTTAGATGTATCCATAAATGCTGTTAAAGATACAACTTTAATGAAATTTAAAGATGCATTTGTTAAATTAAATAGCGCTTTATCAAATATCGGAGGTGACATTAGAACTGTATTAGGCGACGAAGTTGGAGCCGCAAGATTTAGAGCGGGAACAGTCAATAGGCAAAGATATATGAAAGACGCATTCACCCGTCAAGATTTTGGAATTAAGCAGCAAAGCAAATTGCGCAGTTCCTTTAAAGGGGCATTCCCTCAAGGGAAACAGCAATTAGGAGCTTACGAAGAAATTTCTCAGTTGCTACTAACCGATCCAGCCAAAGCTATGCAAATGTTAAGAGTAACCACAGGACCACGATCTCGTGCACCCGGCATAGCTGGTGCGTTACAGAGACGGGCAGCACCCAATATGGGGGTATTTGGTAAAACCCCCACCGAGCTACCAAAAGCCCAAGAATTTAGAAATGCGGTAATGGAGATGTTACGGGCCTATGATATCCAAGAAGAAAATATTAAAGCGGAAGAAGTTGTCGTTACAACAAAACAGCGCATAGAAGAAATAAAAGCAAAAAATTTAGTTCAAGAACGAGACATAGCAAAACTAGATAAACTTAATTTAACTAAACGAGAAAATGTAACCAAGCTAGAGGAAATGCGTTTGCAACACGAAATCAGTATGATGCAAAAAAGATCTCAAGATCCTGCGCGTGCTCGTGGTTTAACAATTGTACAGAATCAAGAGCGTCTATTTAACGACCAACGTGATGTTTTACAAAAACAAATCGCACTGGATCAAACGCGAATTGATGCTGAAAACACAAATTTAAAAGTCCAGTTAGATTCACAAACATTATTAATTAAAGCTAATTTAGCATTAGTGGGCGCAGACGAAGAGCTAAAAGATGCTACTAATAAGTTGGCCGTTATCATGGCAGGTCAAGCTTTGGGGGCACAATTTGATAAAGGGGGAGAATTTGCTATAGATTTTATAAAAGGAGGTTCAGGCGACGCTGCTTTAGGCTCTTCGCCGTCGATACCCCCAGAAAAAATACGTCAAATGTATATCGACCAAAACCTCGAAAGAATGGGTTTTAAAGGCGGTCAGTTTTCCGCAAGTGGGGCCGGTCGAGGAGGAGCGGCAGCTAATGTTGCAAGTATACAAAAACAAATTAACCAGTTAGAAAAGCAATACACCCAAGAAGTTAAAAACAACAACACCGAATTAGCAAAAAGAATCAAAGATAAAAAAGAACTATTAGAATTAGAGATTGAAATAGGTATGCGTGAAACTAAACGTGACACAGACTTTATGGCTGGTTTGCAAGAGGGTTTTAACACTGTGTACCAAGATATAGATCAGATCTATAACCGCTTGGGCAAAGATTTGCCAACTCAATTTAGAGAGGGGATGGTCAACGCTCTGGAAGTTTCACTTGATAAAGCGGAATCTTTCGGTGATGCGATGAGAGGAGTGGCTGTCGATATGTTGAAAATGATTCGTCACGCTTCATTGATGCATTCCATGAGTAATTTCACTAGCCTTATAGGCATGGGAGCCAGTAAAGATTTTAGAAATTCCGGAGGATTTCAAAGCGGCTCATTGGTGCCGGGCACCGGAACTGGTGATAAGATCCCTTATATGCTTGAGGCCGGTGAGTATGTAATGAACCGAAAGGCGGTTCAGGGCGTTGGGAAGTCTAATTTGGATCAAATTAATTTTGGTTCGTTTCCTCGTTTTGGGGGAGCTCAAACGGGCGGCGGCACCATGTTTTTGAATGAAAAGTACTCAAGCGACAAAATGAGTGGGTTCTATTTAGCTTCTGATAATCCAGAGTTAATGGAAGCGCGAGAGAAGGCGCGAGAAGCTTACCAAAAGGAGCAAGAAAAAAGAGCAGAAAAAAAATCATTAAGAAATGCTTTTTTAAGTACTTTGGCAAGTGCCGGAGTCGGCAAGTTGATGAGTATGGGTGCGAGTGCATGGAAAAATAGAGGGTTAACGAAAGAAGGCAAAAAGCTAATGACAGGAAAATTAGGAACGTCAAGTAGCTTTATGCAAACGGACCCTTCTAATCCTTATCGACAAATGATTGGATCGGGTAAATTTAACGTTGGCAACTCCACATTTGATATGTTGCCCGCTACTGGTGGGCCGGCCGCGGGAGCTTCGTTTGGGAACGACCCACGATTCGGAGGTGGTCCGCCTGTGCAAAAAGGGGGGCATATAGGCGCAGGGTTTACAAACCGTGATAGCGTTCCAGCTTACATGGCAGGCGGCGAGTTTGTAATGAACAACCGTGCTGTTCGTAAATATGGTCTGGGCTACATGGGCAGATTAAACGGCGGCCTTATTCCTGCGATGCAAACTGGAGGTGCGGTTGGTGCTGAAGCCGCCCCTCTTAATGCGCAAACCTCTGCTAATACAAATAATATTTCTATTAATGTAAACGTTGGGGGAGGTGAAGGCGGAAGTGGTCAAGGTGCATCCAGTTCAACGGGCAATCAAAATGCCAGCGAGCAAAGTAACGAAGATCGAGCTACGCAAGGAAAAGAATTAGGCGAAAAAATTAGAGGGGCTGTACTGGAAGTGATTCAAACTGAGCAGAGACTGGGTGGATCTTTAAGTTCATCGGCTAGAAAACCATAATGGCTAAAAACGCATCACCAAGTTACGAACAAATTTTTTATCTCGGTGGAACCGGCGTATCCGGTATTCGTAACATAAGTGCGGGTTACACTGTTGGACAAAAACAAATTCGAGCTTTAGGAGCGGGTTTT